AGAGAAATGGCTGACGCCCTGGCAATCTCGGGCACTACTTTGTCGTGCCGGACCACCAGATCTGCATCTTGCGCGGGGTCTGGCAAATCCCCCGCAAAGGCCAAAAGCGTCAAGGCAAGCACCCGCGCATCGTCCCGCCCCAGCGCCGGAGGACGAACTCGCGGTACGCTGTTGGCAACCGTCTGCATGGCACACCAGAGGCTGTCTTCAGGTACCCTGCCCCGGCGCCATCCCTCACGACGCAAAGCTAGGTGAATGAGCGCAATCCGCGCGGCCTCATCAGCTGGTTCCGGCGCCAAATGGCGGACGGCCTGCGCAATCGCGACGTGGACGTCCAAACCAATGGGGGTCACTTTTTCAACTTCGGAGGCAAAGGCCACTGATTAACCATTCCCGTGTAGGTATATGTTCCTAGTATGTCCCGATTACGTGAATTCTGTCAATTATCGAATGGTTTGTAGGATGAATTACAACTATAAGTAATAATTACAGCAAGGTTGGTCAAAACCCTCAGGCAACCATACTCGCCAGAGAAACCAACTCACCGAGGTGGTGAGCATTCGCCGTGCCGACGCAGCACGTACGAGTGAAGGGCTGGTTCACAACAAAAGAAACCGCGGGCGCAAGTGAATCGGGGCTGACCCGCCCATGATTGAGCGCGCCATATGCCATAAGCGGGAGCGGGTTGGCGGCGACGTTGTGGGGATCGGCCCAGAGCGAAAAGTGGTTCTGAACAATGGAGGGACCGGGGCCGCCGACGGCCACTGCCGCAACGCTGTAATCTTCAAAAGCGTCGCGCGATGCATTGGAAAGCCCCCAGGCGCGTACCTTGCCCCCCTCAACCGCCTGCCCCATCGCGTGAACCTGTTCCATGAGCCGATCTGCCGCCGCGCCTCCGAGGAACGCGTCGTAATCGGCGCTGTCCGGCCAGTGGATCAGATAAAGGTCGATATAGTCCGTACCGAGACGCTCAAGAGATCCGTCAAGAGCAACGGCAATTTCTTTTGGCGCAAGCAGGGAGGCCCGCCCCTGACGAAAATGCCGCGAAGGACCATAGACCTTGGAGCAAATGAGCGCACGGTCACGTGCACCCTGCTTGAGCCACTGCCCGATAAAGTGCTCGCTTTGCCCGTGGGTCTCAACCTGCATGGGCGCCGGGTACCCTTCCGCTGTATCGAACAAATTGACCCCCAAATCGAGGGCTGCATCTGCAATGCTGTGCGCGGTGGGTCGATCAAGTGCTGCGCCCCAGCCAGCGGTTCCAAGCGAGAGGACCGGCACATTGAAATCGCCAATCTTGCGGCGGGGAAGGTTCACGCGCCCGGGTCCGGTTCATGCTGGAACTGATCCACATAACGCTGAAACGCGGTGGGCGAGAGCGCAGCGTTGAGCTCCGCCAACAAGGTAATACGCATACCACTGACAATGGGCTCCACTTCGTGCAGCAAAGCAGCCGGATAGATCACCAGATCGCCGCGATCCAGCTTGTACCGCGCCGGGCATGTCTCAAAAACAATCTCCCCACCCTTATAGGCATCGGCATCCGAGACGCCGAGTAGCGCCATCAACACACGATGGCGCCCCACCAACGGAAAGAAACTAAAATCCGAGTGGGCGGTGAAGAAATGTCCCGCACTGTAACGGATCAATTGACCGCGCAACGGCTCGTCCCCTTCGGGCAGATATCCCGGATGCGCCGCGCGCCATGCCGCAAACCCTTTTGCCGCAAAAGGCCGAAACCAATCCCATAACATTGCATTTTGATCCGCCGAAAGCGCCACGCTTTCGCTGTTGCGCACCCTATCGTTGCGGCGGACCCTCACCTGGCCCGCACCATCAAAACGCAACAGCTGGGAGGGCCGCCAATCGAGACTATTGCTACAACAGTCCGGCAGCACCCATTCAGGCACCGCTATGGATTGCCGCAAAATCGGCCAGCGGCGACGTTCACCAGCATCCAGTTGGCGTACATCCACGGCATTCGCCATCAATAGGTTGGATTGGTCGGGTCAGTCGTCGCAGTGCCGGTTGTCGTCGTGCCGCCAGCACCGACCGAAACCGAGATTGTATAGGTTTGACTGTCCTGAAGCGTATGGGTCGCTGCATCGCGGATCTGAATGGTCAGATTGCAGGACTTCGAACCCACTGAGGTTTGACTCAAGGTCCAACTGCGGGCCGAGGTCAGCGCGAGCCAGGTCGCGACGGAATCCCCCGACGGAGTACTGCCCGAGTTCAGTATGCACTTGATCTCATAATCCGTGCCCGGTGTGCCGCCGGTCGGCGTGCCCCAATCGTGATTGTAGGACCAGGACCCCTGCCGCCGATCCACGGTGCCATCCATATTGAACTGCCACCCCGCATTGGCATTCGCCGGGTCGGTCACCGACCGTGATGCGTTCTGAGTTGATCCCGGCAAACTCGCCGCAAAGGTTGGACCCGTATAATACGTATAGGGATTAATCAGCGCGACGGACATCAGACCCGATTCCCGATCAAAGCAATTTTGAGGCCGGCCCCTGTCACGCTCGAGCCTACCTGGTCGATGTCGATGGTGATCAGGGCATCGTCGGCAAGAGCCGCGTCGGAGATAACCGCAGGCGTGGCTGCCGTCGTGGAGGTTTTTTCACTCGCATCAACTGAAAGCACCGTAGATAGAATCGATCCTCCTCCCTCGTTGATATCCACTTCCAGTGACGCACCGGTTGGCGCCGTTGTTACGCTGGCGCGCACGGCGGTTACATTGAAGGCATAGGGCATGCGAAAACTCGCAACCGCGGTTCCAGTGGCGAGCGCCGTTGTTTCATCTGAACAGGCAATCAGAAAACTTTCCAGCTGCGCGGGATATTGTGCCCAGGCCGATCCCGACCAATACACCTCGATGTTCTCATCCTGCACCCAGGCGCGCCAACCTTCCCTCGGGGCCACGAACTGCCAAGCGTCATCGACAAAAAAGGCAATCTCGCCCGCATGCCCGCTCCAGTCACCGCTTGCACCACTGGCCGGGATATAGACCTTGCCATCATCGTCCGGCGATGTAAGCGAAGGCGGCGTGGTGAGATCGCGATCAAGAACCGAGAGCTGGATCACCGCATCAACGACGCGCAGCGCTTCGTTCACCGTTACATGTTTCTGGGCCTGGCTCGATTCGAGATAGGTAAAGCCAAGATTGGTCGAACTACTCATTGAGGGTCACCGCGCACGGCGCACCGCGTCCATAAATTTCACTCATTTGATAAATCCGTATGCTGATGGTGGATTGCGCCGAACCAAAGTCGGTCGATTGTTGGGCGGCGGTATAGGTCCAGCCCGTTGTGGTCTGCGTAACACCGCGCACGGCGGTGGACCCGTCCATGACATAGACTTCATAAGACTCATCTTCCTCGCCAAGGGGGATCTCGTCCCGCTCCCATTCATCCCCGCCGATGCGGCTACGTCGCACCCAACTGATGTCTATGTTGCCGGATAGATCCCACACGCCCCTGGCATGAACGGGGGCGTAGGGCCTGAGCCCCACACCGGTAAAGCTGCGCGTTTCTGATTTGAAGGACCTGTGACCAATGCTTGCCGCGGCCGGGCCATAGGTCCAATTGCGGCTGAGCTGTCGCTCATTGAGAGTGAGGCCCGTCTGCACAACGGCAGAGTCCATCAGGACAAAACGTGCGCCCGAAGGCAAGGGATCGGCCATGGCATGTTCGGTTCCGAACTGCCCCCGCAAAAAGCCGCTCAATGTATAGGTATGAGCCTCTTCGTCATCTAGCTCCGCATTCAGGAACTGCAGCATTTCCCACTCGCCGTTAGGGTTCTTTACAGCAGCCAAATTGGCCCCGGACAGAACCTGATCGAGGGAGGCGGCGTAAAGTTCCCCGAACCCAACGCGTACCGTCAGGCGGCTGCCATAATCAATTCGCCCTGTTGGTCCGGACGCAAACTCCGCCGTGGTGGTGCCTATGGTTGACGGCGAGCCCACCCGCGTATCGAGTTCATAGTCCGCGCTCGAGGGGCTCCGATAGACGGCAATCGCGCCCGGCCAGGGAACGACATTCGCCGCCACGTGAGGGGCATGGGGCGCTTCACTTCCCCGCATCAGAGGTAGGTCCATAAACTCGACGGTTGGGCGACGATAAGTCGGCACTGTTGGTGCGCGGCCGCCAACTGTGGTCCCCAAATCTGTTTTGAAGACGCCTTGTTCAGTCCCAACGCCTTTGACCGCACGGGCAAAAGTGTCACTCACATCGGTCAGGCGCATGTCATGCGTCCGCCCATTCAGATTAAAACTCAATACATCGCCGGGGTCGAATCGGATGTCCGAGGGTGCAAGATGAGCTTCCAACCGTTCGCGCTGCGCCCACAGATCCATCAGCCAAGTATCTACAATGCCCTGGGCCCTATCTGCATCGACCACAAGCGGCATTTCGGTTTGCATGATGCGGTCGGTGGAAACTGTTTGCCTGCGAAACTCAGCAGTGCCGGGTTGGTAATCGCCGCCGTCTTCGAGATAGGTCATCTTGGTGACGAGGGGCAGTTCGGTTTCCTGTCCTCGCGTCAGGCGGAACCGTTCCGGGTCCTCACTTCCCGGCTCCACCAGCTCCGCCTCGGCGATGGCACCTGCCGCGGGTAGACCGCGGTGGAAAAAGCGGATGGTACCCTCGCTTTCGACCGCATCGAACTGGAAGGCTAAACTCAAAGGGTTGATGGCATCACGCGGCGAGAGAAGTTGATCAAGCACATAACCGGGGACGCTGCCGGTAAGACCGCTCACATCCACATTGGCAAAGCCGACCTCCGCGCAGAGGGATTTCACAAGCGCCGCAAGGCCCGATCCCCCCACCCGGCCTGAGACCGCGCGGCCCGTCCGCCAGTTCGGCGTATCGCGCCAAACATTCGAACGGCGCGGAAAGTCGGGAAATGGACGCGGATCCCATTCGGCGACGTGGATGTTCTCCACATCCACCATATCATCACCATAGACTGATGAAGTGGGGTTGTTGCCCGTGTCATTCCAATACTCAAAATGGGCTTCAAGAAAGCGTCGCTGTATATAGTCATCCCGCTGCCCCGTGGAAAAGGGCGGCAAGGCGCTGTCGTCCGACAACACATTAAAGGTCAGGCCGGGGCGGTTCGCGCCCTTGTCCACCGCGGGACAACCAAGCTGCGTGAACCATATGGGTTTGGATTCTGGCGTCCATGCCGTCGCGCTCGCATCCCGAACACCGCCCGGGCGGTTGTGATGCGCATTCGCCCACCAGTTCCGCACATCCTTGATACGATAGATCCAGTGCTCATCTGCGCCGCTGGTATCCAGTATCGCTGTGCGCGTTTGAGCAAGCCGCGCCGCGCTATCGGCATAGTACCAGTCGTATTCCTCACCGCCTTCGATGCCCGCCTTTAGGTAGTTGAGATCATAAGGGTCGGTCCAACCGGCTTGATAATCGAGGTGGCTCATCCCCTCGCGCCAGTCAGCCAAAGGCATGAAGTTATCGATGCCGACAAAATCAATGCTGCTATCCGTCCACAGATCATCAAGGAAGAAATCGATATCGCCGGACCCATCCCCCGGAGCGTAGGAGTGATACTCACCCCAATTCGCCGCATAGGACACTTTCGTCTCGCTTCCGAGAATGGCCTTCACATCTGCGGCAAGCGTTTTGAGTTGGGTCACGGTGGGATAAGTCTGCGCGGCAGAGCGTACGCGGGTCATCCCGCCCAACTCAGATCCAATCAGGAAGGCATCGACGCCGCCCGCCAATGCACAGAGTTTCGCATAGTGCAGCACCATCCGCCGATAGCCCCAGTCTGGGGTCCCGGTCCAGGACACCTCCACATCGCTACCGTTCGTCGAAAAAGCGACCGTGAAGTCACTCGCCGCGACGCTACCGAAAAAGCTTGCGACTTGCGTGGCCGCCGTGGCCGTTGCATCCACCGTGCCCGTCGCGCCCGGCGCCGGATTACAGGTAATCCGCCCACGCCAGGGATTAACCGGTTGAGGCGAGGTGCCGCTGTAGGGATCGGTCAACGTATTGCCGCTCGGGACATCGAGCTGAATGACCGGCGTGAAGACCACCCGGTCCCCCCGGTCCTTGAGATCCAGGATCGCCTCCACTACAGCGCGATCGGCCGGGGTCGCCTGAAGCACGACGCCCGTGTCATCCTCGCTGAGCATATAGGCATCGCCGCGCACAACCCCGTTCACTTCCCAGGCATAGGGGTAAGTATATTTCTCCGCACGGTCGATGGCGGGCATGATGTTGATCTGATCGCAGCGGAGATCATCGCCCGCCCAAGCGACTTGAAGCGCGACACTTTCCACATTGGGAAGGTCGTCATTCATGCGATCACGGGAGGCGCGGAAATTCGCGATGCCCCGCCCGTTGAACATGTTCTCAAGAAGGCCGAAGCCGTCGCCGTCATCGCGGTCAACCACTTCGGTCCCCAGGCCGAATTCCCCGCCCACTGGAGCAACGGTTATGGCGCGGATTCGGTCTTCCAACGTTTCGGTGGTTCCCGTGGTCGCGCTGCCCAGGGGCCGAAAGACCTCAAAGTTGAGCTGGGGCACCCGATTGCCGAACCGTTCCAGCGGCAAATCCTCGAACACGATGTAGGCGAGCCCGCGATAGGCCGGCGCTTTACCTGTTCCTTCAACGCTCTCGATCAAACTGTCCGGGGACTGACTATCCAAACCCTTATAGACGCGCGTCATATAGGGGCCGATATCAAGGGCGTTACCATCGGCCCAAACCTTGCCGATCCCCTGAATGGGGCCTTCGCACAGACCAACAGCGAAATTGGCGTAGTAGGAAAACTCCGTCACGGTACTGCCGCCCCCGCCGCCCGAGCCCTTCCCGCCGCCGACCTTCTTGGTTTTCTTTTCCTCGCGGAATTCGGTGGCCCAGATAATTTGGCCCGCAACGCGCGCGCGGCCATAGGCGCGTGGGATCGCCGCGCCCTCCCGACTTGCTTGAACGCGCAAATCCTCGATCTTGCCAACCTTGACGTTGGCCCCGCCGGAACCGAAGAGCGCATTATCTACAAAACCGCCGATGGTGGACCCCACCATCCCCAGCACATTGCCCCAGGTCAGGCCAAAGGCGAACGTGCTCGTGCCGCCGATCGCCGTGCCGACCGCGCCTAGTACAAGAGATGCCATTTTGTCTTTTCGTCAGTTTAAGGATGATTGGATCAGCAAGGTAGGTACCGCGCGCGGGCCCGCCGGTGGTCAAAGCCCGCCAACCGGGCTAGGCTCGTCACGCGGGAGGACACATCATGCGCATGCCGTTCAAGGCGCCGCACATCGGAATTCGATTGGCTGCTCCCAAGGGGCAGTATTGGACCCTTGTGCCATTAATGCTCACGGGGCTGAGCCTTACGCTCTTTGCCGCCACGGCATTGCTGTTTGGGGTATGGGCAAATGGCTGGCTCGGGGCGCTCATGCTCCTTGCCCTGTGTGTTGAGACATTCTTTCTGCCCTACTTGCTTCTTCCCTTGGCGCTACGCCTGCCCCAACTTCTGCCTTGGGTTCGCTTTGACCTGAAAGCTGAGCTTGGCATCAATAGCAAAAACCCCATCCCCCAACGCATCTTGCTCGGCGCCCTAATTCTCTTGCCGGGCCTTCCGGTTCTTGCGGCCTATGACGGGCACATTGCGGCACGCGCGGCGGCTTCCTGGATCGCGCCAGTTGATATCCTGGCGCGCGCAGGCGCTGGGACCGCGCTGGTCTTTGTCATTTTGGCCCTTGTGCTTGCTATTCCCGACCTCGGCGCTGAAGCATCTGAGGAGTAAACCGAACTACTGTCGTTCCGGCCAAGTAAATGCCGCGATGATTTTCGCCGCCCACCAATTGGACAACACACTGTTGCTCACGGCCTTACCCGAGTAGGCGTGGATGAACCGTCCGTTCCCGGACAAAACCCCCGCATGTTTTGCGGGGCCGCCCTGGACCATGCGGAACAGCACCACATCGCCAGGCTCAGCAAGCGCCCTGTCGATCTCGACCAGATTGCGACGCGCGGCGGCGAGTAGTGTTTCCGCACGCGTCGCCTCGGCCCAATCCGCGCTATAGGGTGGCGGGATTTCAGGCTCAAAACCATAGAGCTCGCGCCATACCCCGCGTACAAGGCCCAGGCAATCCGCCCCCCGCCCCCGTTTGCTCGCCTGATGATGATAGGGCGTGCCGATCCAGGTGCGCGCAATTGAAAGCGCGTCTTCGCGTATAGTCATCTATCGCGCCACGTTGAAGACATCGTCAGGGCCGATGCCGCCCACATCTTCGCCCAGGCCGCCAAAGCTGCCCGTATCGGGCAAATCGCCGGAGACGGTGTAGATGGATCCGATCTGCGCATCCACATTGGGCGACCAGTCGCTTACATCCGTCGGCGGTGGTTGGAAGGGCGTCGCCGTGCCGGGATACGTGCCATAGGGCAGCCCTTCCTGGCGGTTTGAGCCGCCCTGGTTAGCGCTGTCGGAGTTGGGATAGCTCGTCACATAGTCGTTGCCCGGCATGTGGGGAAAGCCGCGAAAGTTTGCCGCATTGGAAAATTTCTGCCGACAGACCGTAAAGCTCTTCTCACACCCCGCGACGATATCGAACGTATCGCCGTCTGCCACATCATCAGCCATGGGCAACCACAGTTGAATGTAACCGGCGGAATGAACCTTCACTTCCATGGATTGGCCGATGTTGCTGCCGGACGTCCAGGTCAGCTTGCCCCGACTGAACCAACCATTCGAATAGTTGTCGATGCCCGTCACAGTAAACATGCGATTAGAATCCGGGCTCGCGGCAACAGTTCCTGATCCTTTGTAATTCGACCCCTCAAGGTTCACGCCACAGCGCAAATCCCCCAGCGTTGCATCGCAGACCCGCTGAAACACGCGCCCCGCCACCTGATTGAGGTTATGAGCCAGCCCCCGCACCTCGGCCGTAAAGGCCGTGGGGCCCCGGCTCACCTCCCCCAGATTTCCGGCCCGCAAAATGATGCGCTGGCTGACGTTCTGCCAATTCACATACCAGATGGTGATAGCCGCATTGTCGAAAAGCCCGCGCGCGAGATCCGTATCGTTGAGACTGTTTGAATCCAGTGCGCCGATGACATCGAGATTGTCGACGTTAAGCCCCAATGAGCTTTCCACCGCTGTCGCGGTAAATCCGCTCGCCGCCTCAAACGTAACCCCACCAAAGGCAAGGTCTTCATCGTGATCGGTAAAGCCGAGCGTGGTTCCGTCGCGGCGCGTGATCTGCCAACAGCGGCACAGTGTCGTCGCGCCCGTATCCAGATGCGCCTGCATGCCAGTGGGGAGTGTTTTCATAATAGTCGTGTTTCTGTTAGTCTACGTCTTTAGATTGCGTGCGTATTATTCGAAGCAAAGAAATGGTTGCACATACGGATGGCGTCATTTTCCCAACAGTTCTTTTTCTTTCTTCGCGACATCGCGCGCTTGATCGTCTTTGCGGGCATCATCAGCGCATCAGTAATGTTGGGCCTCTTTGTTCTGGCCAGTCTGCCATTGCAATCAGCACCAGACCTAATCGCTCAAACCATTTTGGTTGTCTCAGGGATCTTAGGCGGTGTCATCGGCTGGCGAGTATTTCGGTCGACCGGATGGACCCTGGGCGTATCACTTGGCCTTCTGCCCGTATTGGTCGTTTTGGTTCTTCTTTATATCGCGTTTGCAATTTTATCCGGGAAAGAAGGCGGGGAAGCGCCTCTCGCCTATACCATTGCGACGCCACTCATCATCGTGGCCTGGCTAGCGGTCACACTTGTGCCGCTTTACATCCGGCGCGGCAGTGAGGTGAAGCTTGAAACCTGAACTTACTGACTACCGCCCAAACTTTAGAGGCACCACTCGATTCTTGCTTGGCGCCGTCCACTTGGCGTTGGCAATGGTTGCTTGGCAGTATCTGGATCCGCTTATCGCGCCGGAAAGCGAGATCACTTTCCTGATCCCCGCAATCGTCTTTTTCAGTGTAGTCATCGCAATAACTATGTTTTTGGGTGGCAATCTTGGCATACTCTTGGGCCAGTACACACTTGCCGCCACGGCGCTTGTCGGATTGCCGCTGCTTTTCTTTTTGCCTTGGCCCCTTTCCCCATTCACACAGATTGGTATTGGGTTTGCAATGTTCATGGGTAACTTGTTGGTAGCTCAGTGGGCAGCAATGCACTACCGAATGCCGTATTCTAATTTCTTCTTCTAGGACATCAGACAATTTGGATTGTCAGACCCTCACCTCCACAATCGGAATAGAGGGGATCTCACCCGCGTCGAAATTAGCGAGATTGATATCGAGCCGGTCCGTATCGAACCGCACCGGCACGTCGAATTCATACCCCGCTGTGACGGCGAGGCCGCTTCCCGGCGCGGAGACAAATGTCACCACGCCGGTTTCTGTATCTACGGTCCAGTCTGTGGTTTCTGTTTTTTCAACACCGTCCACTGCAATATGCACCGTGCCTGCGACGGGCTTTTTAATGTCCCGCGTATAGCTGTGGCTGCCGGAGGTGTAGGTCTTCTTGAGCTGAAAGGTCGTCGTCGCATCATCGCCCGTACCGATCACCTGATCGCTCGGCGCAACGGTGCCGCTCGGCACAATGGATTTGAAATCCGCGCGATCCTTCCACCTGAAACCATAAAGCCGGCCCTGGCGCGCTTCGAAAAAGGAGATGACGTTATGTAGATCATCAAAGGTCTTAACACCGCTGCCAGCATCATAGCGCCGTCGGGAATGGGCCCAGGGCGTATTGCGCTCCTCAAACCCCGAGCCCAGCATGGCGATTTCCGTGCGCCGCTCCGGCCCACCTGTGGAGCCGAGCGCGATATCGGTCGGAAACCTCACTTCATGAAATGACATTTGAGTCGTCCTTTAGAGGTTCCGGCTGCCACGGCTTGCCACCCGGTGCAGCATGGCCGCGATCTGGCTTTCCGACCGTCGAAAGCTGTCGGCATCCTTCGCCTGTACATTGAAGATGATCGAACCGCCCATGGCGTTGTTGGGCACAATGCGACCCGATGTTTCGGGCACGAAGAGCTCGCGCCCCTGCTCGCCCACTACGTACGGTCGGCCACCGGTGACTGATCCGCCAAGGGCGGATCCCTTCGGCGCCGCACCTGAGCCGCCTCCACTGAAGGCGGACAATAGACTGCCGAAGATATTGACAATCGAACCAATCAGGCCGCCACCCTTTTTCTTCCCGCTGCCCAGTAAATCGGTGAACAGACTCTGGAAAATCGATTCCAGCGGTTCCTTGATGTATTCTTCAAAGGCGATACCAGCCAGGCTGGTGGCAATGGACGTCGCGAGGCGTTGGAAATCAATCTCTCCCGTTCGAACGAAGTTCGAAAAGGCACTCTGGATATGTCCAACGACGGATCGCGCGGAGTCTTCGACCGGCCCAAAGGCATTTTCCCCCAATCGGTCGAAGGACGCTTTGACAGCGTCCACGTTTAGTTTGACGTTCTCAAGGCTCCGCTGCCCTTCATCGTCGAGCGTGCTAAAAACTGCATCCAGCGCCGACGCAAGATCCTCAATGCCGTCTGTGCTGAAGGCCTCCGAGAATGCGGCATAGGACCGGTTGCCCAACATGTCGGCGAGCACATCCCGCACTTCATTGAGTTGGTCAAGGCTCTCGCCCGGGTCAAGAGATGCCTGTAGTCTCTGGGCCAAGCCTTCAAGCTCGACCTGTAACTGAAGCAGGCTGTTGTGGAAGCTCGTCGGGTTAAGGCCCGCGCTTAGGATGATATCTTCGGTCGTCGACATCTAGTTCTCTTTGGGTAGATCGGGAAACCGCGCCGCCAACGCTTTAAACTCAGCGTGGGAGAGCGGCCGCGCGCCCTCGCGCAAGCCGCCCATGATCATGTTCCATTCGGCAATGCTGAGCTGCCAAAAGGCCGCCGGCGCTACGCCGACGCGCAACGCCGCAGCCAGCAATTCAGCCCAGGGCATTGTGGGGCTATACCGTCGGGGGCTGCTGCACCCCGGCCACGCGGAAGGCTGCACCGATAGCCGCTGTCGTTTTTGCAATGTCGAGCGGTAACGCCTTTGCTTCTTCAAGTGACAAGGTTTCGCCACCGCCTCGCATCAGAGCATGCAGGATGTTGATAATGTCCCCCGCTCGCAACGCTTTCAAACGGGCATCGAGGTCATCCAGACTGTTAGCGTTCAGGGCCGCTTCAATTTCAGCGAGCGCCCCCATGGTCAGGCACAGGCAATACGCCTTGCCGCCCAACTCGATTGTCACTTCGCCGCGTGCTTCATTGGTCATTGTGATCCCCTACGCAGCGGTAAAGGTGAGAGCGCCGGCGGATTCAAGCGAGAGCGAGAACGTCGCCTCGCCGTCATGTGCGCCGGAATATTGCAGCTCGCGAATCTGGAAGGCCCCTTCCACGGTGCCGAAGTCGGGGATGATCAGCTGCCAATTGTCATGGCTCTGATCAAAGAAGGCCTGGCGCACGCTGGAATCCGTCGCCGCATCCTTGAATACGCCCGAACCGGAAATACTGGCCGACCGGATGCCCGCGCCAGACAGAAGCTCCCGCCACTGACCGCTGGAGGCAACGTCCGTCACGTCCACGCTTTGTGAATTAAAATTCAGGGAGGTGGTGCGCAGTCCGCCCACCGTGGTGAAGGTTTCGGAAACCTCGCCATCACCGATCTTGAGAAGGACATCCTTGCCCTGTTGTGCCGTCATGGTTCTCTCCTTGGGGATCTAGGTTGTGGGTTCGGTCACGGCCCGGAAGCGGATCGTGCCATGGGTAGTTGCGCCGTCAGGATCACGAATGATCTGACTGCTGACGAAAAAAAGACTGACGAGTGTGTGCCCGCTCAGGCTGAGTGCGGCGTCTTCCAGCGCGGCCTCGATGGCTTCGAGGATCAGCTGCGCCTCCATATGCCCCTCGTAGCGGGACCAGACGTTCAGCGTCACGGTGTGTTCCGCGCCGGGTCCGTCCTTGGTGGACCAGTCGCGAATGTCGCTGTCACCAAAGGTGATGAAGGGAAAGCTCGCGCCCGCTGGCACGTCGTCGTAAAGCCGTACCGGGTCGCCCATGACGGCTTTCAAACCATCATCGGCGAGCAAGGTTGCATAAAGCGCCTGGCGCAGGGCCCAACCACTCATGGGTTTATCCTTTCTTTAGGGCTCAACCGCGCAAAAGCAATTCGCGCAGGCGCGCACGCAGCCGCGCCGCGGCTTCGATCTTGAAGGGCCGCGCGGCAAGTTCCATGGTTCCAAACTCAGCACTGTTAGCACTCACCCGGTCCGCGCTTACGGTTACGGTCAGGTCGTCACGACTGAACTGCGCACTGATCGATTGGGTCAGCCGCGCTGCGATCTCAGCCCCCGTTGGAGCGGGAAGCGCCAAAGATGGTTCCGCCTGATCATCCGGTGGATTCTGTTCCGCACGACGAACAAGCGGCGCCGGTGTCCCACCTGGCGCCACAACTCCGCTCACAATCAAGGGCGCGTCGTCTGCAAAGCTCTGTAATCGTGGCGCAAGGCGAGCCCGAAGGGTTTCCAAGACCCGCTCGGGATCAATCCCCCGGGTGATTTGTACTCTTACCCGCCCCGCCATGATCAGGTTCCCCCGTCGCGTTCGCAGGAGAGCGCGAGGAAGCGCTTGCGTTGCTCGGGGTCGGAGACGGCGCGAATGCGAAAGATCTCGCCTTCATAGGTAAGGCGCATGCCTGCCGTAATGTCTGTGCGATACCGGACGGTTGCGCGCAGGGAGAACCGTTCCGCCGCGCGGCCCGCGTGGGCCGCGGGCGAAGATTGAAACTGTTCGACCTGTGCCCAGACGGTTGCGACCAGGACCCAGTCTTCACCGGTTCCGCCGCCTACATCCGTGGCACCATCATTGCGTTCAATGGTAACGCGGTGCCTCAAGTCACCGATCACAGCCGGACCCTCCGATACGGCGCGATCAATGCATCGACGCCGGCAGGCAGCGGGGCTCCCGCGTCGCCCATGAGCTCGCGGTTCTCATAAACATGAGCAATAACCATGAGCAGCGCCTGACGCAGCGCGCGCGGCACATTCGCCGCCGCATCGCCGTAGCCCGCTACATAATCGATCTCGATACCGCCCGCGAGACGGCCTGGCGTGGGCCAGACCGCGGCGGGCGTTTTCACAAGCCGCGCAAGACCGCCCGCTGATTTGAGGTCATAGGCGGCGCTTTCAATAATCGTTTCAACGCCGTTCAAGTTTGTTACCCGCACTTCGGTCACCGATTGTGCCGGGCGTTTGGGCAGCTCAACAAAGAGCCCGGGCCAAGCATCAAGCGCGACACGCCAGCTCTGAGTGATTAGCGCGAGACCGGAAGAGTCCTCCAGCGCTTGACGCGCCGCGACAATCATCTCGGTGATTGTGTCGTCCTCCGCCGTGTGATCAATGCGCAAATGCGCCTTGGCCTCGGTGAGCGATATGGGCTCAACCGACGGCGCGGTCAGCAATGTGGATGCCATGAGTTCTCTCTGAGTAAGAAGCGGAGGGGAGAGCGAGGGGCAGCTCCCCCCTCCTGGGGATGAAGGGTCGTGTACTGATGATAGGGACCCTTCAGGGCGCAACTAGGCGGGAGGATTTGCCGTCGGCGCCACATTGGGATGGCCAAGCAGTGCCACCGCTGCAAGCGGGGCGCTGCCAGAATTATTCGCCGGCGTCACAGTCAGCCGCACATAACGCTTGGTGCCGCGGTAGCCGATCTTGAAGGTCTTGTCGTCATCGGAATAGGCGAAGGAAGCGTTTGCTTCCGTGCCCAAAAGATCCGAATCCGCCACGGCCTCAAAACCGGACCCGGATGCATCGGAATGTTCCACCAGCGTGGCGAACGTCGCGTCCGCATCGGCCAGCGTGCCGGTGGCGATAACGTAGGTCAGGCTGTCATAGCCCTGCCGATCCGTGACCGTGCCAACGGCAGCAGTATTGTCCGACACCACGGCCGGGCTGATGCACGGCGCCGGGTGGGTATTGTTGAAAAGGTCTTGCATGAGTTTCTCCTAAGAAGAATAAGCCCGCGACCGCGGGCCGACGTCACCACGCCGATCCCGCGGAGCCATGCACCAAAGGTGCATCGGCGCGAGCGCGATTAAGACGTTCCAAATTTCATCAGCTTGATGGCTTCGAAGTTCTGGATGCCGCCGCCCACACGCTTGGTGGTGTAGAAAAGGACGAAGGGCTTCGACGAATAGGGGTCACGCAGGATCTGGATGCCCATGCGGTCCACGATCAGATACCCCCGGCTGAAATCGCCAAAGGCGATCGAAAAGCTGTCGGAGGCAATGTCCGGCATGTCTTCGCTTTCGATCACCGGATAACCCATCAACGTCGCAGGCTGACCGGCCGTGAGGCCAGGCTGCCAGATGTAATTGCCGTCGCCGTCCTTGAACTTGCGGATGGTGCCTTGGGTCGAACGGTTCATCACAAACCGGGCGTTGGCGCGATAGCCTTGCTTTGGCGTGTAGATGAGATCGATGAGATCGTCAGACGGGTTGGAGGCATCGAACGCGCCGTCCGTCCCCGTCGCCACATAACCGACGTTGCCCCAAATGTAAGACCCATTGGCAACCTTGTTGTAGGAAAGAAACCCTCGCGGGCGGGCAACGCCGTCCCCATTCACAAAGGCCGCGCTTTCCTGTTCGGCGAAGACGGTTTGCACTTCGTCCGCCACCCAGGCTTCGAGATCCACAAAGCCATCATCGAGCAACGACTGTGTCGCCGCCGGCATGGCATAGAGCTCCATTGCCGGGAACTCCATCAACGAAAGCGTCGGTGCCGTGGTTTCCGGGCGCGATGCGTTTTCCGCAACCCAGCCCGTGGCCGCCCCACCCTCGCTCATAGCTTTCTTCAGGCTGCCCGATCCGATTTTCCGCACAGACGCGATGGAGCGGATGGGCGACACCTCAGAAAGCACACGATCGATGGCTTGTTCCACTTCCGCAGGCGCGAGATAGCCGCCCTCGGGATCGGAGGTGCCAGACAGCGCTTTCATCTCAAAAGCGCTGAGCGGGCCGGCATCGCCCTTGCGCATATAGCTATTCCAGGCCGCCTTGTGTTCGGACACGGGCGCCGCGCCGGTTTCAATGCCGAGCGAGGGACGACGCGCGTCCACAATCATCCGGTCGATGCTTTTCTTCTGTAGATCGAGACTGTTGTTGATGCGCTCGACTTTTTCTTCAAGCAGAACGTCAGCCGATGAACGGCGTTCAAGGTCCGCCAGCCGTTCGTCGTTGGACGATTTGAAATGCTCAAACGCATTCAGAAAATCGTCAAGAGCCGCTTTGACTTCGGGCGTGACCGAAGGGCCCGCGGCGGCCCCGCCGTGGGATTTGTGAGACATTTGTTTCTCCTGTTTGTGCCAGACTGTTGGTGAGCTAGAC